TTGCATTTTTTCTGTTTTTAAAATGGAACGTTTGTATCTTTTATCACTTCAAATTTTTTGTTTTCCGCCTCAAGCGGTTTGTACACCCCGCCATTTATGAAATCGGGAGCAACTTCAAAATCACCCAATTGCCCGTTTTCCTTGCGTTTTACCTTTTCAATGTACAATCGCACTGCATCGGATTTGTATTTGGTTTTTTGCCCAATGCACCGATATACAACAACACCATTGTATGCCTTATTGAAAAAATCCGCACTCCCTGAAATATCATACAAAGTTGGTTTTTTATATACACCCTCAACCGATTCAATTTTTCGTGGATGTGCCACCAAAAAAAAATGCGTATTGGTTTGTTGGCAAAATTGCGTTATTTCGGAAAGCACCCTCCCAATGTAGCTGAAATCCCTTTGCGCTGAATGATCAAGCATATTCCAAGGATCAATCACACACACATTGATTCCCTTTTGAAATACTAATTCCCGAAACGCATCCAATATGCCTTTCAATGTTAGGTTTTCAAGATCGATTTTTATCCAGAAAAAATGATCCTCAATGAAATCCTTTGTGTTGTTTAAATCATCCGAATTGCACATTTTGCCATTTAGTTTGTTGGCAATCCTTTTGATGTGTCCCTCATAGGGAAATGATTCGGGTGAAAACATTGCGCATCTAAAATCATATTTCGTTGCCAAGTTGCAAAGCACCTGATCCACAACATCCGATTTTCCCGAATTGGGAATTCCCGTAACAACACTCCATTCACCCATTGCAATTTTAAAATACGAATCCGATTCACCCATTCCAAGTGAATAGTTTTTGATGCCCTTTTCATTGTAGGATAAAACATTATCCCAAATGTTGCTTATATTCAACACCCCCTCCAATGGGAAATTTTTCGCATCCTTGATGATGTTTCGCAGCGTTTCCGCTCCTTTTGAAATCAATACCTCATTCGCATCCTTGTATTCGCCAAATTCAACGTATTTGCAACGATATGCGCCAAACCGCCTTGATAATTCATTGCGCAACTGCAATCCCGCATCATCATTGTCAGTGCAAAGAATGATTTCCTTTTTGTTTTTAAAGTATTCAAAGCAATTATCCAAATACTCAAGTTTTTGATTGCCCTTTGATGCACCATTTGGAACAGAACAAACGGAATACAAACCCGCTTCATGCAATGAAAGTGCATCCATTTCACCCTCCACGATGTAGCAACGTTCAACATCTTTTAAATTATCAATGCCATAAAAAATCAATTCAGCACCCGAAACGAGTTTGAAATTCTTTTCAGCATCACGATATTTCACATTGATCAGTTCTTTGTTGCGGAAATAATTGAAGTTGATGCACCGCCTTTTCTTTTGCACTTGTGGCATATATTCAAGGGATTCACCAATTTTCCAATGCGCAATTGTTGGCTCGGTGATGCCTCTGGAGGCAAACCATTCAATCACACGATCATTCAAATCAACACTCACTTTTGGAGGTTTGATGAATTCTTTTTTGCGCTCAAACTTCACGCTCCCACTCCATCCGCAGTTGTGGCAATTATATACACCCTCATCAATCGTGACCGATAAACAAGGATCATTTTTCTTTTTGCGTGTATGTGAGCATTTTGGACAAGTTGTTTTTTCGTATCCTGATTGTTTTTTCAGGATAATTCCGAGGTTTTCAAGTTTCTGTTTCATTTTGCTAACTTAAAAAATAATTCAATCCGAGTATCAACATTTCAACTGTTATTACATAAATGATGGCAAAATACATTCCTGCCTTTAACATGAATTTTTGGTTTCTGTTTAGTTTCATATTTTAGTTTTTAAAAAAATTAGTTCATCCATTGTAAGCATTTTGTGTGGCTCAAGCACATAGGAAAGCACCCGAGTATGTTTCAAGTTCTTTTCATTAAATACCATCCCATTGGTTGCAAATCCTTTGAATTCAAAACGCTTTTCATCACCTTGAAAAAAGGCAAATATATCAACATCACATTTTGAGTACTCTGGAATCATCATTGGGTTTCGGATATTACGTGAACACTTTACATCCACACTCCATCCATTCCACGTGGCATCATATTTATCAGTGCCTTTAATCTTTGAAGTGTTGCCAACACTAAAATCAGGCATCAAATTCATTTCCCTGCAAAATATGTATTCCGCAGCAAAACCCACATAATTGAGTTCTAAGCCACTTTTTTCGTTTACAGTACCCAAACCATCAATGCCACTGCGTTCCTTGTTTATTTGCCTTTGTTTTGCATGAAAACGTATCAATTCGCTTTCCCACTCATCCAAAAAATAGAATTTATTGTTTTCCATCAAGATATTTTTTTAAATTTTCATATTCCGTTGTGCCAAGTTTATACACCAATGCGAAATCATCCAATTCCGCTCCTTTTGTAATTGCACCAATCATTGGTTTTCCCGCAGGATCATTGTATTTGTAAAACTTGATAAGGTTTGGAATCATCTTGTACGCTTGTGGTTTTCCTGATTTTTGCATATCCATAAACCGATCAACCCAAAGAATTCCATTTTTATCCTTATTGCGCAATTTTAGTATTGAAAGGAAATTGCCACTCCAAAATTGATCCTCACGCATTTTTTTCACCATTTCATAAACCTTGCGCAAATCGTATCCATCAATGCGCTCAATACGTTCCAAGCAATTTGCCCACTTTAATTTTTGGGCATTTGTTTTTGGTTGGTATTTTTCTGGAAACAAAACAACAAAGTGCTGCAAAGCGGTTTTAACGCTTTGTGGAATATTACTTTCTTTATTATGATATTGTACATTATCTTGTATATTATCTTGTACATGATATTGTATATTATTATATATATTACTTTGGTGCGGATTTCCCGCAGCGGTTTTTCCCGCAACGGTTTTTTCCGCAATGGTTGGCACAATCAACCGAAAATTGTATCCTGAAAACTTTCCATTTGAGCGCACCTCCTCACGATTCAAAAAGCCAAATGATTCCAATTCTTTTATTTTTGAAGTGATGGCATCTTTCCCATCCTTGAAATGCCCTTGAATAAAAGCCATTGTCATTTTCTGTTTGGCATCGTGTGAAAACAGCCAACAGTACAATCCAGATGCAGCCATTGTGATTCCCTTTTTTCTGAATATATCGGTCGGGATAACCGCAAACCTATCGAAATGATCAGGTTTGTAAATTCTATTTACTACCATTTTTTTTCTGTTTCTAAATTATCAACTTGTAATCCGTTTCAATTGATCACAAAATGTGCGAAGATCACCAAACGTTTTGGCAAACTCCAAAAAAGTTATGTTATTATCACCATACAATTCCCACAATACCTCAACAAGCAAATCAACCTCAACCCTTGACATTGCTCCAAGATATTCGTATGTGATTGCAAGATCATCAGTTGCGTTCATTGTCCAACGCACCTTTTGATTTTCCTCATCAAAATAAACATTTCTATATTTCATTGCTAAAGTATTTTTTGATTGTATCTGAAACAACATTAAAATCATTGAGGCAATATGTTGCCCATCCTTTTGCGCTTAATCTATCAAGCCATTTCAATTGGTTTGGAGTTGCCTTATTTTTTCCCGCCTTGAGTTCAATTGCTAATCCATTGAATGAATCATTGCAATCAAAAATCAATACATCAGGAACTCCAGATTTGCCACCAAGATATTTGAATTTGAAACGCTCAAAAGGAGTGCGCCTTCCTTCATTTGGAACGTGCGCACACAAAGCATCGGGATATTGCAACTCAATGAAATTCATCACTTGATGTTGCAACTTATCCTCATTCCCAAGATACTTATGAAACCCCTTTGACATTGTTACACTTTTAACAAAATTACACAAAAAACTCATTGAATTTGCATTTTTAGCATTTCCATTCTCAAATCATCAATTTCATTTTCAAGTTCACTAATGATTTTTAATGCATCAGCAAGTTGATGTGAAAGTGATTTTCCGCTCATTGATGGTGATACTTTTCTGGAGGATCTGAAATCAACAATTGTTTTCAATGATTCAAAATTTTCCCTGAAATTAACATCAACCTCACAAAGTATTTTAAAGCGTTTTGTGCCATGCAATACAGTTGCGTGATCCTTTCCCACCGATTGCCCGATTTCATTCAAACTCATCATCCGCATTCGGCAAATTTCATAATACATATATCGTGCCTCCACAACTTCACGTTTCCTTGTGCGCCTTTCAATATCAATTTTGAAAAAATCCCAAATTGATTTTTTTGCAACATTGCGAATGTTTGCATTTGATATTTGTTTTTTAGATAATAATGCTCCCATCCTCATTTCGGTTTGTTGATTCGTATCCCAATGCAACATCGGTTTCCTTATAAAATTTCCAATTGTCCAATGCTTGTTTGTATCCCATTTTCCATTTGTTTCCATTGCGCCCAAGTTCAATCAAATCATCACTCAAACCGTACACTTCAATTGAATAGGGATAATTGGTTTCAACCGCAATGAAACGGAAATCCTTTGGATCATATCCAAGCGCATCACAATAGAACGTGGCTTGTAAATCGTAACGGAATTTTAAAATGTCAATGCGGAATTTTTCAGGTGAATTGTCTTGACAAGTTTTAACATCCGAAATCCATCCTGCAATTGAATTTTTGCAATCAGGTCGCACACGAATATCAACACCATCCATTGTGCCATAATGTGAAACCTCGATTTCACCCTTGCAAAACTTTTGCGCCAATTCATTTTTTTTGAGGTTTGCCATAATGGCTTTGATGCGGTTATGATCCGCCTCATCCAATACGATTTTTCCTTTTGCCTTTTCGATGTGTTCCGCCTTGAGTGCTTTGCCCTCCTTTGTGCGCCCATCAACCTTTGGCATTATGTAATAATCATCATAAAATTTGTCGCTTTCAAGCATTGCAGTATGCACCGCAGTTCCAAATTTCATTGCATCGGTTTCATTGAATTTCCTATCAAGGAAATGTTTCACCGATTTTTTGGCAATCATTTTCAACCCTGATGCGCTGATGGAATCCTTTGAGTGATATTCCTCGTTTGTATCTTGTATCTGTTTCATTTTTTTTTACTTTTTGAATGTTTTCATTTCCTGATATGCCTTTGATTTGATGGAACTTGCGTTTCCATACCAAATAAAAAGTTTTAATAATTCATCTTTTGTTTCCGAATCAACATCCAGTGATTCAATGATTTCATTGAAATCCTTTTTGTATTTTTTGATTCGCTTGTTTTCGTATTTGTATATTTCAATAGGTGATTTCATTATATTGTGTTTTTATTGATTATTTGAATAATAAGTTCAATTTCCGTTTTACTGAATATCCTGCATGAATCATTTTCAAACATTGAAACCCACCAATCATCTAAATTAGATTCATAATCCGCACTACTGAAAAAATCAATTCCAGTATCATAATTGCTATAAAAATAATATGCATCATCCATTCCACTTTCATCCTGGTAAACTATCAACCCTTTCAAATCCTAAATCAATCAAATCTTGTTCTTTCATTTTTTCTGTTTTTAAATAAAAAAAAGGGAGCAGCAAAATGCCACTCCCAATTGCTTGACTACCAAGGCAAATCACTTTCCCCTTGTGCCACTTTTTGCACTTTGCCATCTGGCTGCCAAGTGTTCAGTTCAGCGTACATTTTACCGCTTTGAGCGGTTTTCACATCAAGATTCACCCATCCGTTTTTTGAGTTTGCTTTCACAAACTTCCCGAATTCATCAACCTTGATTGATACATTTGCCACCACGAAATCGGGTGCATTTTCTCTACGTTTCACAATGAAACCATCTGCAAAAATTTTATCCTCTGCCATTATATATTGAATTTAGATTTTAATTTACTTAATTGAGTTGCGGACAATTCCGCTTTTTGTATTGCCTTCAATGCAGTTTGTCGATCTGATTTCATCACAACTTCAAATTGCTCATTTGTCAATTTTGGCTTCATTCCTGATGCCATATTTCCATCATCATCCTCCGCTTGTAACGAAAGCAACGATTGTAATGTGTACCGCCTGAAATACGTTATTGCTGATCCGAGTTTCTGCGGATCATTTATTTCAGGAAGTTTCACTCCACTTTCAATGGAGTTTTCACCATCACTTATCACACTGCAAACTTCACCATCCTTGATAGGTTGTAAAAGTGTGAGTTCGTGCTTGTTTAGTATTGGCAACACCTCCCGAATCAATACATTGATGTCAAAGTATTTTGATTTGAAAAAAGGATTTGTTGCTGATTTTGAAATCGCTCCGATTTCGTTTTGCACTTTCAAAAGTTTTTCGTGCAAATTGTTTTCTGTTTCTGCCATAATTTTAGATTAAACGATTAAGATCAAACCCCAACGATTGGAGTTTTTTAATTTCATCCACCTGAAAAGTTCCGCAATTGTTCACCCTTGAACGAAGTGTTGGGATTGTCATTCCAAGTGCCTGACAAACCTTTTTTCGTGTGAGTTCCAATCGCTCCAATTCGGAGTTGAAATATGTGTTAAATTCCATAATTGAAAAAATTTATTTTCGCTAATATAGAAAAAATTCTTTCTAAAAAGAAACCCCAAGCGAAAAAAATTTCACTCAAGGTTTCTGGCAAACAAGGGAAAAGGAATGTTTTTAGTTTTGGCGCAGCTTATGTGTAACCGTAACATCAGGATTATTGTTTGGAACGTGAGAAATTATTCCAAATTCGTTTTGTCGCAAATTGTATTTTAATGTATCAATCATTGTGGATTGATCCTCTTTTAATGTATCAAAATCAATGAACAATTTATTCAATGGAGTAATTGGTTTGTTTTTGTTTCCGTAACCAGTGCCTTCATATCGAGGCACATAAGTTCTATAGTCATTCAAAATATGTTGCGCATTGTTTCGGTCATCATTAACTGCAATCGGAGATGAAAATACTCCTTTTGATAAAAAAGCATTGACAATTTCCTCATTTGGCACAACTTCAAAATCATAAACCCCACGATTTTCTGAAATTTTAGATGTAAGCACCTGATCATCACGCTCCGAATCAGTATCTTGAACTTTGATGTTATCCAAATAAAGTGCGGAGTATCCTGTTCCTGAATTCAAAACTGGTTGATAAAACGTAATTGAAACCCGCATATAAAAACCAAGCGCAGTTTTTGGTAAACTTGATGATTCTTTTTGCCACCTTTGCAATTCACCAAAATCATCAAATCTAATTTCATTGTAAACAACAACCCCGCTCATTGTATCGTTTGCCTTATCAAAATAAAGTGTTGAAAGCGGAATGAAAGATCCTCCAGAAAATTCAACTTTTACGGAATAATATAATTTATAAGCAAGTGTTGTTGCGCTTGAATCAAAAAGATATTCAAAGGAATATTCAACATTATTTGCAGGAACAAAATTTCCCGTTTTTAAAAATCCAGTTTGACTCAATGCGGTTATTCTCGATGCTGCGGTTGTTGTGAAATTGGTTAATTTGTAGGATTGATTGTTCGATGCAACATATTCGTGCGAATCAGCAACCGATCCATAAGTTAGTGTATATCCAGCTGCGCCAAATGTAAATCCTTGACCTGAACTCAATTGCCCGTAAATATTTCCCTCTTGTTCCAAATCAGATTAAATAATCACTTTTTTC